CAGATGATTGGTTTGAAACAGATCGTCGCCCAGATTTAGTTATTGATATTGAAGGTAATTTCAATACAATTAAAAATTTAGCTGAAAAGGCAGGTGTCCTTGGCACTGTTTGGAATGCATGGCAAACTCAGTGGACTGGTGCACCAATTAGCACTGGTCGTGTAGTATATACAGCAGGTACTAATTGGGCATCTGGTCAAGGTCAAGTTCGTATTTCTGTTGCCGAAATGAATGCTCGTTTTGGTGGTGCAGCAAATCACGACAATGCTCGTCAAGTTACTGTAGAACAAACTGCCACTCAAGTTGGTCAAAACAGAACAGGTATCAAAACTACTCTTGTTGAAAAAATTGATAGACAAGTAGTTGGAGATCGTGTTCTATCAACTGCAGCTATTCCTTATATTCGTTCAAGAAATATTCTTGTTCAAATACAAAAAGTAAAACCAAATACTAGATTCTATCCATTCTTTGATGGTATAGATATTTCTGCGCATGTAACCCCAGCATCTAAAATAATATACACTCCAACTGGTGCAAATATCGCAGCAAAACTAGTAACACATAACAAATTTGATACAGAAACAAATGTTGGATCTAATGCCACTGCCACCGCCAGAAGAATTGGCGGTGATTCTCAAGTATGTTTAAATCGTGGTGATATTATTACTGGAGGAACATCTGCTGCTACTGCAGTTGTTGTTGGAAAAGACTATAACATTGACGAAGGAACATTTGCATTATATGTGGTAAATATTCAAGGAACATTTTCTACCAGTGAAACAATTACTGCATCAAATCCTCTAGGTTATGCTGTAGCTGCTACTGGGACTGTTGGAGCAATTACCACTAAAGCACTTGGTGGAACTTTAATTTCAAACTTTAATGGTGATGTTCAATTATTGTTTAATATCCCAAACACAGAATCATTAAGATTCCGTTGTGGTAGTCGTGAACTTAAATTGGTTGATGTCACTACTGCAAATGGTGCATTTACTTCTCGTGCCAGAGCAAATTATCACGCAGAAGGTATTCTTGAAACTAAGCAAAGAACAGTTCATGCCGTTCGTAATGCAGAGTTAGCAACTGAACCACTTGAAGATAACCAAGTTATCACTCAAACTTCTGACCGAGTTGTTGCTGATACTGGTTGGTGGGATCCTCTTGCTCAAACATTCTTGATTGAACAAAAGGGTGGATGTTTCTTATCTAAAGTTGATATTTTCTTTGCCACTAAAGATACAGCGATTCCAGTTACACTAGAAATTCGTGAAGTAGTTAATGGATATCCTGGAAAAAGAGTTCTTGCGTTTTCTCGTGTAACTTTAAAACCAGAACAAGTAAACATTTCTGCAAATACTGTACTGTTAGATGATGTGAATGTTAATTCTTATGATACTCCAACTACATTTACATTCCCAAGTCCAGTGTATGTTCAAGAGAATGCTGAATACGCTATTGTTTTGGGATCAGATTCAAATAATTATAAAGTTTGGATTTCTCAAGTTGGTGATTTAATGCCAGGAACTGCTCGTACTATTTCTGAGCAACCATATCTTGGTTCATTATTTAAATCACAAAATGCTTCTACTTGGTCTGCAGATCAAACTCAAGATTTAAAGTTTACAATCTATCGTTGCCAGTTTGAAACTGGTGTTAATTCTAATGTTGAATTTGATAACGATGCTCTTACCACAGTTAGATTAGAACCAGCACCATTTGAAACTAGAGCAGGTGTTGCAAAAGTTCGTGTATATCATACAAATCACGGAATTCCATCTGGATCTTTTGTTACTATTAGTGGTGTTTCTGCCAATGTTAACGGTATTGCTTTTGCAGGATTTAATACTACACATACGATTAGTGATGTTGATTTAGATAGTTATTGTATTACTCTTGGTTCAAATGCAACTTCAACTGGATACAGTGGTGGTTCTCTTGTAAAAGCAACTAGACATATTCAGTTTGATGCTATTCAACCAATGATTCAGCTACAGTCATTCTCTGATACTCCAGTTAGATTTGGATTCAAAGGAACAAGTGGAAAATCTGTTGATTCTACCACACAATCTGCTTATGTACAAGATGCTAATTATATTGGTGTATTGGCAAACGAAACTAATTATTTTGAATCTCCAAAGATGATTGCTTCTGAATTAAATGAAGCGGATTCTAGCTTTGGATTAAGTGGTGACAAATCCGCTAAGTTGAATATTGTTATGAGTACTACAAATGATGCAGTTTCTCCTATCATAGACACACATAGACTAAGTTTAATTGCTATTGGGAATAAAGTTAATAATCCATCAGAGACCAACTTGAATGTGGCTTCTTTAGATTATAATGTATTATTAAGTAACGCCACTGGTGTAACTATTTCTGGTAGCACTATTACCACTGCAACACAACAAGCTGCATTTAAGACAGCAACTGTTGGTAAGTTTTTAACTATTGCTGGTGCTAGTTCTGGAACCAGCACTAAACTAATAACTGCAGTTGCTACAGATGGAACTTCTATTACATTCGACTCTGCTCCAACAGCGATTACTGGTAATGCAACACTGACTCAAAGAGAAAAATTTGTTTCTGAACTTGCTCCATCAGAAAGTTCTACATATAGCAAATATGTCACTAAGAAAGTTAATCTTGCAAATCCATCTAATTTCTTAAGAATTAACTTTGCTGCTAATCTTCCTGCCGAAGCAACAATTGAAATTTGGTATAAAACTAATGAAGTTGGTTCTACTACACCTTTTGATAATAAATCTTATAACCAAGCAACAATAACATCTGCTATTCCAACTTCTTCGAACGAAACAGAAGAATTTTATGATGCTTCTTACTCTTTAGATAATTTAACTGCTTTTGATGCTGTTCAAATTAAAATTGTTATGAAATCATCTAATAGTTCTCAAGTGCCTAGAATTAAAGATCTTCGTGTGATTGCATGCGTATAATGTCAGGTTTTGTTAAAATACAAAACAAGGATGGTCTTTTAAGAGATATGTCCAGTGGTGCAGTAATAAATACAAATAGAACTGATTATGAAAATTACTTACAAAGAAAAAACGCTAGTAAAGAATTACATCAACAAATTAAACAAAACTCTGATAAAATAGAAAAAATAGAATCAGATTTAGATGAGATAAAACATATGCTCACCATGCTTATTAAGGATAAACAATAATGGCTGTAATCGTACTCCGCAGTGTTAAGGGTAGTCCGCTTTCGATTGCAGAAGCAGACGCTAACTTTAACAATTTAAATACTGAAGTTGGAACCAAACTAACAGCCACAGACTACACGGCAGGTGATGTTTTAACTAAAATTAAAACAGTTGATGGTGTTGGTTCTGGTTTAGACGCTGATTTACTAGATGGTTTAAATACCAGCAGTTCTGACACTTCAGGTAATACTGTTGTTATAAGAAATAGTGGTAATTTTTCCGCAAATACTATTACTGCTAATTTAGTTGGCAATATTACTGGTAATGTCACAGGTAACTTAACTGGATCTGTGACTGGTAATGCAACCAATGTTAGTGGTGTTATTGCAATTAACAATGGTGGTACTGGTGCCACAACTGATACTGCAGCTAGAACTGCACTCGGTTTAGGAACTATGGCAACGCAAGCTGCAAATAATGTTACTATTACTGGTGGATCAGTAACTCTAACTAGTGCCTTGGCTATCGCTTCTGGTGGTACTGCAGCTACATCTGTAAACCAAGCAAGAACTAACTTAGGTTTAGTTATTGGTTCTGATATTCAACCATTCTCTAATAACTTAACAGCAATTGCTGCTGTGACAACGCACGGGTTTTTTGTTAAGAACACTGCAGGAACTGCTCTAACAAGAAGCATTACAGCTGGAACTAATATTTCTATCACTGATGGTGATGGTGTTGCTGGTAATCCAACAATTACTGGTTCTTCAAGTCCATCTGTAGATTATATTGTTAAGACTGGAACTAATGGTTCTGGTGATATTGGACAATCTGCAAACAGATTTGCTGTAATTTATGGTACTAGCACTTCTGCTCGATACGCTGACTTGGCAGAAAAATATACAACTGATCAAGAATACGATCCAGGAACAGTTATTGTGGTGGCATCTGCAGGTGATGCTGAGGGCACTGCTTCTTATACTACTGGTCAAAGAGTGCTTGGTGTTATTTCTACAAATCCAGCATTTATCATGAACGATGAATTAGATGGACAAGCAATTGCACTTCGTGGTCGTGTTCCAGTTAAAGTTGTTGGACCAATCCGTAAAGGACAAGCACTAATTTGCAATCAAGATGGCAAAGGTGTCCATGGTGATACCATTAATAGTTTTGCTATCTCTTTAGAGACAAATGAAGAATACTCTGTTAAACTTGTTGAATGTGTGATTTTATAATGCTTTATGACAACTCAACCAATTGTCTTTCATAAGACAAATGTATCTCTTTCAGATATACTAATCCCAAAAGACTTAGTGGTCTATCTCAAGACCACTGAGACTTGCCAATTAAATTGCCAACACTGTTTTACAAATGGTACCAACGGCAAGAAGATATACTTTAATCCCCAGAATACAGTAGAGTGGTTTGAACGACTCCACGAAGAATGTCCATCTTTCAATGGTGGGAATATTACATTCCATGGAGGAGAACCATTCCTTGCTCCGCTAGACGACATGTACTATGTATGGGATAAGGTATCTAAACTATTCCCCAATCTTAACTGGTCTTGTTCTACAAATCTTTGTTTCAATTTAACAGAAGATCATATGCAATTTTTCAGAACTGTTCTAAAGAATGGATTCTGCACTTCTTGGGATAAAGGTATTCGATTTGAAAATGATAAGCAAGAAAAACTCTGGCGAAAGAATCTGCAAACTGTAGTAGATGCTGGACATAATATCACTCTAAATATTAGTCTTAATAAACAACTAATGGAGATGAATACTACTGAGTTAGTTCTATGGCTCAATACTCTAGGTGTTAATTGGGTGCAGTTTGAACGATTAACTCACGATGGTTCAGCTTTGGTAAATACTCATATATTTCCTGCAAATAAGGATCAAGACGACTGGTTTGTTAGAATGCATGAAACCTATCAGACAATAAAACCTAAATATAAAGATGTCCTACTAGAAGGTGTGTATTCTTCTATAACTAAGGGAATACATGGTGGAGTTAGATGCAGAGATTGTGAACAGAAAATCTTTACAATCAATGCCGATGGAACTGTGGCTGGATGTCCAAATGCTGCAGTTGGTAATGGGTTTGGAGATATATCTCAGCCCATTAGAACTCTACTCTCCGCCAGAGGAAGAATAAATAACATTACATGCGAGGTAGAAAGAGATCCTCGTTGCTATACCTGTGATGTATTTGATATCTGTAATAGTGACTGCCATCAGTTAAGGTGGCAAGAAGATATCTGTGCAGCACCAAAAACACTAATGCAAAGGTTAAAGAATGACAACAGCTGGCGATAGTATAACAAAAGCAAATATTACTGCTTCTATGGAAGCACTCAAATCCTATAATAATAGTATTGTTTGGCACAGCGGTAATCAACCTTTTCAAACAAATATTACTGGTGGTGATGCTACTGGTTATGCAACTCAAAATTATGCGAGTGAAATCTCAGATACTACTATAACTGCTTCTACTATTACAACAAACTTTAGAGCATATGCTGTATTATTATCTAGAATTAGAAGCGTTCGTTTAAAAAAATGGTATCAAAATCAAGGTGATGTTAGATCTTCACTTCAGTCTGATGAAACGAATATTACTAATTTACAAGATAGTTATAAAGTAGATATGACTGGTGGTCCAGCTTCTGATAATATTATTGATGCTTCTGATTTAGATGATTTTGTTAGTGCATTATCAACTGCAATTAATACTAATAGAACAAATACTGTTCTTATTGAAGAATTTTACTGCCACAGTAATTGTCATGGGTCTTGCCACGGAAGCATTTAATGTACACTATACCATTTGATTCTGAAACTTTAAGAAGTATTATAACAGGAGATATTAAATCACCTGAGATTGACTATACTAATTCAAAAATTAAAGGTAAAAACTTTATAACATATTTGAGTAATCTAAAATATGAAAACCTTAATATTGATTTCTCCAGCGTTTCTATCGAAGAGCGATATGAATTAGTTTGTGAATTTATTAAACACAATTCAACTTGTCATATTGAGCAGTTAGAAGCAACAATGGTTAAATGTTTGTTTCACTTTAAAGGATATAATTTATCTTTAGTCGATAAATCTGAAGATGATAAATCATTTTTAGGAAAATGTATTCTTTCAAATGAAGAAATAGAACACTTTGTAAAAACCAATAGTGATTTAATTAAACAGTTATGTGAATTGTTAGATGGTGTGTTACTATATGCAATTAAAAATTTAACTGCATACAAAGAATCTGCTGGTGATTCTGTGACAAATAATACTATTATTGAAAAACAAGATATCGGTAAAACTTTTGTTAATCTATTCGATAATCCTACATTTAACTTTCACTATTACGGAACTCTGATAATTTTTGATAATATGAAATACTTTGATTACTATTTTGATAGACCAATTTATTCGGGTAAAACACTAATCAATTTTATATCATCACCAAATTGTTTTATATTTCCACTGTTAAAAATGATTTTAGATAAACAATTTACTCCAGAACAATTAAACTCAATAAGCAAAGAACTCGATGCTACACTTATTTAATTCCTGTTATGTATATCCTATGGATCTATTTGATCCAACAAAAAATCATGTGGTGGTTGGAGCAGAGCATTTAAATAAACCAACTATAACAAATAGTTTTTATTATACTAACTCAGTACCAAAAGATGCATTAGAACGATTCGATTCTTTCGAGTCTTTTGCAGCTAGCAATTTATTAGAACCAGCGTTAAACAATAAAGACTTGTTTGTAATATATGCAGATAATGAAAATTTTATTAAGTTCTTTACAGCAAAATTAAAAACTCAAGTTGAATATTTAACTAAAGAATTTTTCTTGGATGCTGCAAAATTGTTTGCAGTTCGTTTAAACACAAGAGCAAAATTAATACAATCCGAATCGATTAAAGTAAATATAAAAGTTTTAGCAGATATATTCATGGCATTAGAAGATATCCCTAATATTAATAAATTTAATGTATCACCAAATTGGGTTAGATATAATGCTGGTATTGAATGGAAACTTGCAGCAGAAGATTATAGCACTATTGATAATGTTGTTAATCATTATGTGTATTCATTCTTTGAAGAAGCAAGAGCCAAATATCTTTCAAGAAAATATCATGTAAATTCATGGGCAGTCGATCCAAACAATAAACAATTTGGAACAGTTTTTTCGATAAAACATTTATACATGGAAATGAGAAAGGAATTTAATACCTTTACAGATCCTACCATTTTAAAGTATTATGAATTAAACAATATTAGAGAAATGGTGAAAGATCCATTATTTTTATTGTTATTATCAGCTAATAAAAATATGGGAGATAAAATTGATATTTGGTTGTTAAGATGGTTGTTGAAAATGCCAAAACAACAAATTCTCCAGATGGGTCTACTAACATGATTTTTTTATTCGACAACTGCTATCTCTCAACTACAAATCATATTGTAGAAAATTCTAAACAAATATGGATCGGCAATCATCCGAATCTCGACAAACTTGCATTTGATATTTACAAATCCTATACTGATATTACACCAGCCAAATTAAATGAATTATTTGTAGATATTCATGAAAATCTCTCTACTGTAAAAACTATAATTTACTGCGATATTGAATTTTTTCAATATGTATATTCAATTTTCTTTAATGGTATATTGAGTAAAGCTGGTGTTCTTGAAATGTATTCTTATGATAGATTAAAAGAGAACTTTGGTTTAGGCACGCATAATTATGGACTGCAAGTTACTGGCTTGCGAGAAATTAATATTGTTGAATTACCAGAAGAATTAGAGTGGACAAGATCAAGTTCAGAGTTTTCTGCTTCTTTACAGTATACAAGAGTTGAATTAGAATACGCTTCTGCTCTACAGGGAGATGCAGATTCTATGGCTTTTTGTATAGATCGTGTTAATACAATGTATGATGGCTCACCTGGATTTTGGTTAAAATTTGCTGAACAAACTCTTCCAGCCATTATGACTGATGATCAGTATACAATTGAAAATTTAACTAATCCAGAATTTATTCAATCTTATCTAACTAAATTTGATATCAATGAACTGATGCCAGTCGATGACATTCATGATACAATCAAACAAATTTACGGATATGACTATGGTAAACATTTCTTTACAGTAGTCAACAATACACCAGAATATGATGACATCGTTAATTCTATTAAAGGATTAACAAAAACACAGTTAGTTGAAGATTACATACTCGATCCAGTTTTTGCATCTCAACATCAATTAGTATTCCCAAATCTTTCCAACTTTGATTCTGTTAATCCAATTTTTTGGAATGCTATTTTACAGAACAAAGACAATACAGCATGGCTTATAAAGTATAAAGTGACACATGGAACTGATAATCAAACCAACTGAGTTATGTAATTTTAAGTGTTCATTTTGCTCCTCAACCAAATTAGTCGAAGACAAAGCAAGCACTCTTGACCTACAACATGTTTTTGACTTTCTAAAAAGATTCCCAAATACAAACACAATTATTGTCAATGGTGGAGATCCATTGATGGTAAAACCAGAATACTATTTTGCAATTCTGGAGTATATTGAGGAACACAATCTCATAACAACAATAGGGTTAACGACTAATCTTTGGGCATTCTATAAGAAACCAGAGATGTGGACACCTTTGTTTAAACATCCAAGAGTAGGAGTTACAACAAGTTTTCAATATGGATTTGGTCGTAAGATTAACGATAACCGAGTATATACTGAAAAAGACTTTTGGAATGTTAGTGATTTATTTTTAAAAGAAATTGGTTATCGTCCAGGTTTTATTGCAGTTATCTCTGAAGAAAATGAAAAGCATGCAATTAAACATGTAGAGTTAGCCAAGAAGATGGATGTTCAATGTAAATTGAATTATGCTATGGCTTCTGGTGAACAGGATAAACCATATCGCCTAAGTAAGATATATGAAGCATACATAGAAGTGTATGAGAAAGATCTTTGGCACTGGGAATTTAATACTAAACAGATGATGACTCGTCTGAATAATATTGCCAATGTATGTCCTCAAGCAAGAAATTGCGATGATCATATAAGAGCATTAAATCCAGAAGGTGATTATTATTCTTGTGGAGCCATGGGTGATGATAAAGAATATCCAATTAACTTTGTAAAGGAAGTTAAAGAAGGTGGGTTTATTACACCACTACAAAATGCTCCAGAGTTATATTCGCTAAAGGATGAGTGTATCGGTTGTCCAATGTTTGCAATTTGTAATGGGTGTAAGAAAACAATTAAAGATTTAAAACACCATAATATGGTTGAAGAGCACTGTGTTCATATGAAACAGTTGGCTCCAAGAATTATTAAGATAAACAGTGAAACAGATTATGTTGAAGCCAGTCAAAAAATCCATAAAAATATCTTACTTAACAATTGAGTTAAGGTCACCTGTTATTAGGTTACCAATTCACTGGTTAAACTTCAAGAACTATTATACTAAAAATGGTAGGTATCCGTCAAACATAAATTGGCAAGAACCAGTACTAGATGTTGAGGGTATGAGTTTTGATGATATTGTAAATTATTACGATAAGCAAGATTCAGAAATATATTTGTTCTCCAGCTATGTTTGGAGCCATATGGCAATTATGGCTATTGCAAAAGAAATCAAAGCCAGAAACCCAAAACGAATTATTGTAGTTGGTGGACCACACTTAGGTATAACACACAATAAATTAGACTGGTTCTTTAGTCATAAATTTGTCGATGCTATCTGTGAACCAACCAGTTATGGCGAGTGGTTTATTGAAGATATGCTTAATCAATATGTCGAAGGCGATATTGATTGGAAGCAAGTAAGTTTCTCAATATTCCGAACTGGTCGTGGACCAACTCCAAGTAAAATTACATTTGAATTTCCTCAGGCATTAATTCCAGGAAATGAAGACATTGTTTACAAATGTAAAGATATTGCAATGGAAGCCAATGTACCTTTAGTTTTACCAATGGAATTGTCTCGTGGATGTCCTTATGCGTGCGTGTTCTGTGAATGGGGTGGTGGAATCGGTGGTAAGGTTATTCGTAAATCATTGGATATGATCAAACAAGATTTAGATTATATTCCTCAGTTTGGTATTGAGGGTGTTCAAATTGTAGATGCAAATTATGGAATCTTCAAAGAAGATGTTGATGTTTCTGAATACATTGAGCAGTCTAAAAATCTTTATGGATTACCAAGCAAAGTAGAATTGTTTGGTATAACTAAATCTAAACAAGAAGCCAGATGGGCAGTTATTGAGCCACTGGCTAGATGTGGTGCAGTAGATCGATATAAAATTAGTTTGCAATCAATAAGTCAAGAAGTTTTAAGAAACATAAAACGAACTGATATTCCAAGAGAACAAGATTTTCAGTTTGCAAGATATCTTGAAAATACTTATGGTGTTCGTTCTGACATTGAGTTTATACTTGGACTTCCAGGTTATACCAAAGATGATTTTTATGATGAGATTGACCTTCAATATGAACATGGATATCAGTTAGAGCGATATATCTGGTTATTATTACCAGACTCTCCAGCCTTTGACCCAGAGTATAAAAAACAACATGGTATTAAAACTGCAAGAGTTTGTGTTGGTAAGTCTAGATTGAATAGCTACGAGTTTAATGATATTGATGAGTTCTCTAAATACCATATATCTGATGATCCTGTTTATATCTCAGATGTGGAGTTTGTCACTAAAGCCAATGGATACACAGAAGAAGAATACACTGAATTTTTCTTTGTTAATTATTGGATAGTTTATAATAGACCTCTTTTTGACTTTACTAAAATAGTTATAGATGCAAATATCGTATCTGGTAAAATTAGCAGACCATCTATCTTGTTTAGACATTTATACGAAAAGGTTATGTCTAGCACTGACAATAAATACTTATTGGCTATGAGGAATCTTAGTGATCAGATGCAAGAATTAGTCTCTGGTAATAGAAAAGAGATTGTAGATTTTAGAGAATATAATTTACCACATACAAATGTGTCTGCAAATTTAAGTTATATTTTTCAATCTTGTGCTGTAGTTTTTCAGGAAGACTATTTAAAATTCTTAGTAGAGTTGGCAGAACAATTAAATTTAGATATTCCAGATTCGATATATGAAAATTGGACAGAACGAGTGGCTTCTTTAAAATTCTCGACTGCTCCAAAGTATGATAAATTCTATCAAATAAGAACTTTCTACGAAAACTTTATTAATGAGAAATATAGCACAGCTAGTTGAACAAGTAAATAAAATTCCTCATCTACCGTTGAATTTTAAATACGATGCTACAAGAATCGAACAAGAGATTCGTGAGTGCCCATTTCCATTAATGCCATATGCTGCAACAATGCAAGAGAACCATGGACATAGTAAAAGCAAATGGAATAATCTATCTTTGTTTAGTCACAATGGTGAGATTTTTTGTGATAGATTAGAAGGTGCTGGTGAAGGAGAGTTGGAAAGAATTTGGGGGCATTTCCATAAAACTGGTTTGTCTGAATATCTTTCCTACACATACGAAATAGTTGAACAATTAGGTGGCGGTAAGGCATTAGCTCGAATTGAAGAGATACATCCAGGAACTGTAATGGGCTGGCACAATCATGCCTTTGAATTGTATCACCCAGAAACTATGATGATTATCCAATTACCCATTACAGTACCAGATAAATTTAAGTATTCTGTAATAGGAAATAAAGAATATAGATTAACAGACTTTGGTAAACAAGTACCAAAGGTATATGAGGCAACTTATATTCCAGGAACTCCTGTAATCTTTAATGCTTTTCATTACCATAATGTATTTAATTTTGATGAAGAAGGTGTTCGTCTAACTATTCGTTTCTTTGCAGATCTTAGAGACGACTCTGTTTATGACTTAGTTGCAGATGCAGTGAACTCTTATAATGGAGAGTACATTGAATAAATTAACTGAAATTGCTCACCTACCTCTACATATTGATTTTGATGCATCTTGTATTTTATCAGAAATTAAAAGTTTAGAACTAACCCCATACAATAGCTGGGAAGATATTAAATCTGATGCTGATATAGAGGAATCTTGGGATTCTATTGCTTTGTTTAGTATCAGCGGTAATATCAATTCTGATGCAAAAGAACCATGGACAGGCGACTTTAAGGAAACTGATGCAATAAACAAGTGTCCTTATTTAAAGGAAGTTTTACTATCTTTGGGTGGCGGAGATTTATTGGCTAGGATTGAACGAATAAAACCCAATGGTTCTGCTGGATGGCATAGTCATGTATTAGAATCTAAACAACCAGAATGGATCTCAGTCTGGCAGTTACCCATCCAGATACCTAAAGAGTCTAAATTTAGTGTTATAAATTATATGGATTACAGGTGTTCTGATTTTAATAAACCAATACCAGTTTATGAGGGAACTTATAAAGAAGGACAGGTTTATTGTTTTAATAGCCATCACTATCATAATGCTTTTAATTATAGCAATGAACCTATGATTATGGTTCGTTTTTATGTAGATTCTAGGAAACCTCAAACTAAGGATATTTTAGAGGCATCTATAAATAAGTATAGCGGAGACTATATGCAAACTTACGAACAGTATTGTAATACTCCTAAATAATAAATAAATTGTAAAACCACAGGAATAACCATAAATGGCTTCAATTACAACTAGAGAGACTGGCACGACTGGCACAGGTGGTGTTACTAGGAAAAATTCCCCTCTAACAAATGCCGAAATTGATACTAACTTTATCAATTTAAACACTGATAAGTTAGAAGCATCATATACAGGTAATACTAATCTTGTCACTCTAGGTACAGTCACGACTGGTACTTGGAGTGCCACGACTATTGCTACTCTATATGGTGGAACTGGGTTAACCAGCTTTACTAATGGTGGAGCGGTTTACGCTACTAGCACTTCTGCTTTAACTACTGGAACTCTACCAGTCGCTTCTGGTGGCACTGGCATCTTCAACGGTATTAGTTCTGGTACACTTTTAATTGGTAATAGCAGTAATACATTTACTGCTGCAACTCTAACTGGCACTGCAAATAGAATCACGGTAACCAATGGTTCTGGTTCTATTACAATTTCTGCTCCACAGGACATCGCAACGGGATCAAACCCACAGTTTGGTTCTTTGGGTATTGGTACTGCGTCATCGGGTACTGCTGGAGAAATTCGTGCAACAAATCAAATTACTGCATATTACTCAGATGAACGATTAAAAGAAAATATAGAGACCATCACAAATGCCCTAGATAAAGTCGTTTCTCTTCGTGGTGTTACATACAATGCAAATCAATTAGCAGAATCATTTGGATATACAAATAAAGAAAAACAAGTTGGTGTTCTTGCTGGAGATGTTCAAAGAGTTTTACCTGAAGCTGTAAAACCTGCACCATTCGATTTAATTAGAATTGATGAGAACACAGAAATTTCTAGTTCAGGTGAAAACTATTTAACAGTGCAATATGAAAAATTAGTGCCACTGTTAATCGAAGCAATTAAAGAACTTAAAGCTGAAGTTGATGAACTTCGTGGGAGTAAATAATGGCAGCTGGTATCGGAACAATTACGAGTGTAACTAATAGCACAACAGTAACTGGAAGCAGCACTTCCTTTACTTTATACCAAAGAGTTAATGGAACTTTATATAACTCAGGTGGAACAGTTATTGGTATTATCGCTTCTATTGCAAGCGACACATCATTAACTTTAACTGCAAATGCTGCAGTAGCTGTTACTGCAGCGTCTTACATTTACACTTCTCCTATTATTTTGGAAAGCGGTGCTTTATCTTTACCATTGGGTAATACTGACAATAGAGTTTCTGCTCTTGCTGGTGCGATAAGATATAATTCTCAGCGAGGTGGTTGGGAATATTCTGATGGAACTGACTGGCTTCTTCCAGGACAATTAGTTGCAACTGGTGGAACATTTAGTACTGCTGGTGGTTTTAACTACCATGTGTTTACGAGTTCTGGTACTTTGACAGTGTCTGCTGGAACAAAATCTGCTGAATTGCTTTTAGTTGCTGGTGGTGGTGGTGGAGGAACACAAGTTGGTGGTGGAGGTGGAGCAGGTGGATTGGTTTATAATAGTGCATTTAGTCTTTCACCAGGAACTTATACCATAAATATTGGCGGTGCTGGTGCAGCGTCAACTAGTTCTAGTTCTTCTGGTGGATCTGGTGGTAATTCCACATGTACTAATGCGACCACAGCTATCGGTGGTGGTGGTGGTGGTAGTCATTCTAACAATGGTGTTTCCACTAGTGGTGGATCTGGTGGTGGTGGTGGTGGTGGAGTTAGTGGTGGTACAGGTGGTTCTGCTGGAACTGCTGGACAAGGTAATCCAGGTGGTGTTGGAGTTACTGGTAATTGGTCTGGTGGCGGTGGTGGCGGTGCTGGTGGCTCAGGGCAAAATGCTGGAACTGCTGGTGCAAATATTGGCGGAAATGGCGGTGTTGGATTACAATATACCCAATTTGCAGTAGCTGGTTCTCCAGCAGGATGGTATGCAGGTGGTGGTGGTGGATGTAGTAATGGTTCTACAGTCCCAGTAGGTGCTGGTGGAACAGGTGGCGGTGGTTCTGGTCATAGTGATGTAACAACCGCACCAAATAAAAATGGTATTGTCAATACTGGTGGTGGGGGTGGTGGAATTCGAGATACTCCAAATCCTTACCTTGCTGGTGCTGGTGCTTCGGGAATCTGTATTATTAGATACGCACAATAAGTATAATTAGGATAAAAAAATGGCAACAACTGTATTAAGAGACACTGCTATTACTTTACCTGTTGGTACGAGTAGTGACAGACCAACAGGAACGATTGGCTTGTTCAGATATAATACTGATCGTCAATCGGTTGAAGTTTTCGATGGTAGTGCTTGGGTTGTACCAAATCAAGTAATTGCTACTGGTGGAACATTTAGTACTGCTGGTGGTTTTAACTATCATGTGTTTACATCATCTGGTAGTTTTGTTGTTACTTCTGGTTCAAAATCTGGTGAAGCACTGGTAGTCGCTGGCGGTGGTGGTGGTGGATTTCAAGTTGGTGGTGGAGGTGGCGCAGGTGGACTAGTATATGCATCATCGTTCAATATTATTCCAGGAACCTATACAGTTACTATTGGTGGTGCTGGAGCAGGTTCTCCACCTGGTTCTGGTGGTGGTTCTAATGGTGTCAATACTTCTTTAACAAATGTAACTACTGCCGTTGGTGGTGGTAGAGGTGGCAGTCATAGTGGTGGAACTACCACTAGTATACACACTAGTGGTGGATCTGGTGGTGGCGGAGCAGGTACAGATGCTAGCACCACACCTCCAGGTGGTGCAGGAACTCCAGGACAAGGAAATCCAGGTGGAATTGGTCGTGCAGGTGGTAGCAGTTGGGCAGGTGGCGGTGGNGGTGGTGCTGGTGGTGCTGGAGGAAATTCTCTTTCTGTTCAAGTTGGTGGTGCTGCAGGAGTTGGTTTGTTATACTCACAATTCTCAACATGGGGAACTAGTAATCCAAACTCGTATACAACTGGTGGTGCTGTTCAAAATGGTGGTGGATATTTTGCTGGTGGTGGTGGCGGTGGTTGTTCTGCTTCTAATCAAGTAGATGGTGGTGCTGGTGGCGGTGGTCGTGGTTTTGGTGATCAATCTTTTAATAGTACCAATCATGGTGACGATGGTGCACCAAATACTGGCGGTGGTGGCGGTGGTGTTCGAGATGGTTCTCCTTCATACACTCGATCAGGCAATGGCGGATCTGGTATTGTAATTATTAGATATGCAAACTAAGGAATAAGATAATATGTCAGCAAACTCTATATTAGCCGATGGCTATATTAAAATTCCTGTTGGAACTACTGCAGAAAGACCAACAGGGGTTACTGGTATGTTTAGATATAATAGTTCTCGTGGAGCAGTAGAGTGGTACACTGGAAATGAATGGATTATACCGAATCAACTTGTTGCAACTGGTGGAACACTTAGTACTGCTGGTGGTTTTAACTACCATTTGTTTACGAGTTCTGGTTCTTTTGTAGTAACAGCAGGAACAAAATCTGCTGAAGTGCTAATGGTTGCTGGCGGTGGTGGTGGTGGATATCAAGTTGGCGGTGGTGGTGGCGCAGGTGGACTAGTATATGCATCAGCATTTAGTGCAGCACCAGGAACTTACACCATAAATATTGGCGGTGGTGGTAATGGTGCTGCTGGCAGCGGACCAATTGGATCTAATGGTAGCAATTCTTCAATGACAAATATGACTACTGCTGTTGGTGGTGGTTGGGGTAATAACCATTCAGGAACAGGAAGTCCAACAACTGGAAATCCAGGTGGATCTGGTGGTGGTGGTGGCGGTAGAGATAACGGAAATAATAGTGGTGGATCAGGAACTGCTGGTCAAGGAAATCCAGGTGGAACTGGTGTAACAAGCAATTGGGCAGGTGGTGGTGGTGGCGGTGCAGGTGCTGCTGGATCTAATGGATCGCCAAATGCTGGTGGTCCAGGTGGTGTAGGATTATACTACTCAGGTTTTACTAACTTTGGAACTAGCAGTCCAAACTCATATTCTGCATCAGCAGGAACTGCCCTACAAAATGGTGGTGGTTACTTTGCTGGTGGTGGTGGTGGATCTCCAAATAGTCAAACCGATGCAGGTTCATTTTCAAATGGTGGTGCTGGTGGCGGTGGTCGTGGTTATGCTAATAATGGGTTATTAATTGGTGGTTCTACTCACGGAGAAGATGGCGCACCAAATACTGGTGGTGGTGGTGGTGGAACACGAGATGTTTACGGTGGTAGTCCATACACAAGAGCAGGTAATGGTGGTTCAGGTGTTGTAATTATTAGATACACAAATTAAGGAATAGAAAACATGGCACATTTTGCTAAAATAAATAAACAAACAAAAGTTGTAGAAACAGTTATTGTGGCTACTCCTTTGTATATCATGGGTTTGGACGATGCAGAAGACTGGGTTCAAACTTCATATAATGGTAATATTCGCAAGAATTATGCAGGTATCGGTTACACATACGATTCTCAAAGAGATGCGTTTATTCCTCAAAAACCTTTCGCAAGTTGGACATTGGATGAGGGTACATGCAATTGGTTACCACCAACACCAAGACCAACAGATGGTGGAATGTATAGTTGGAATGAAGAAACCACTAGCTGGGATGCAATTGTAACTGAATAATATTTTTATTGGAGAAAGTAATGATTATTAATGAAACATTAATGTATGGTATTTCTGATGCTATCAAGCAACTAAGACCAAATGCCATATTCGAATTGACGAATACAAAATTCACTCAATGGTTTGATAAAACTGGATTACAACCACCATCATGGGATGAGGTTATGGAACAGTTTGAAAACAACAGAATTAAGTTTGAAAGTCAAAAATATGCTCGAGATCGAGCCGAAGAATATGCTCCTGTTGGGGAACAGCTAGACCAACTCTGGCATGCCATCAATTCTGGGATTGATATTAAAGAATCAGAATGGTTCACAAATATACAAGCCATCAAAGAAAAGCACCCAAAACCATAATAATAACCACCTTCGGGTGGTTTTTTGTTGCAGTCTCTGGTATTATAAATAAGAAGTATACAATTAATCGGATTCCAGAATGGCAACTATTAGCAATCTTTATGTGGACGCTGGAGCGACATACAGTAATATCATCACTGTAACTGCTTCTAATGGTCAGGCTCTTTCTTTGACCAGCTACACTGTGGCTTCCCAAATGAGGAAGTCTTATTCGTCCAGTACAGTATATGCATTCACAGCTAGTATTTACGACGCTGCAACTGGAAAAATCCGATTACAATTAACAAGTGGTCAATCCGAAGCCATTCCCGCTGGAAGATGGTTGTACGATGTGGAGATTACTTCTCCTTCTGGTACAAAAACCAGAGTGGTAGAAGGGATCGTAACAGTAAACGCACAAATTACTCAAATATAATTATGGCAGAAATCACAGCAGTCGTAACACCTGATGAAGCATTAACAGTTGCGGTGTCGGAGGGTACATATGTGCTCAACACTTCAACCAATTTGGCTAATCCAGCCGTAGTAGAATCTATGGGTTCAATCGCAAATGTCGATGTCACTACAAATGGCCAGATAAATGGCTCGGTATTGGTCTATAAAACAACAACAAACAAATGGACTTCCACTACAATTCTTGATGGACAAGATGTAACTGGTGGACAATATTAACGGAGAATAAAAGATGGCATCAATAATTAGAATAAAAAGATCATCGACAGCGGGGAATCCAACAACACTTGGTGCTGGTGAGTTAGCGTACTCAGCACTTGCTAATAACGACTCTAATGGCGGTGATCGTTTATACATTGGTATTGGTGTAGAAACTGCTGGAGATGCAGCAAACCATCTAGTTATTGGTGGTAAATACTTTACTGATTTACTGGATCATACTCGTGGTACACTGACAGCGTCATCTGCGTTAATTACCGACGCAAACAGCAAGTTAGATAACCTTAAAGTTGATAACCTCGACTTAAACGGTAACACAATCTCTTCTACTGATACTAATGGTGATATTACTCTTACACCAAATGGTACTGGTAAGTTAGTTCTTAATAATCCATACATTAATGGTACAACAGATACTCTTGCCGAGTTTATCTACGATACAGTTGGTGGTGCAGTTACTGGTACTGCTGGTGAAATTCTTGTCACCAATTCTGATGGTAGCAATACTTCTACAGTTTCTTTAATTAACACTGCAGTAACTCCAGGTAGTTACGGATCTGCCACTGCGATTCCAATATTTACTGTTGATGCAAAAGGTCGTCTGACTGCAGCTTCTACTGCTTCTCTTGCAACTACTTTAAACATTGCTGGTGATACTGGCACTTCAGCGTTTGCTCTATTAACAGATACTGTTACTTTTGTTGGTGGCACTGGAATTACTTCTGTTGCCGCAAAAGTTGGTACAGCCACTAGCGTAACTTTTGATATCGATTCAACTGTTGCTACGCTACTTGGTACTCAAACTCTTACAAATAAGACACTAACTAGCCCATCGTTAACTACTCCAACTATTGGATCTGCTGGTGCTATTTTTTCAGGTACTACAGGCACTACAACAGTTGTAGCTAGTGCTGCTGCTGGTTCTACTACTTTAACACTACCTGCTGCAACAGATACTCTAGTTGGTAAAGCCACTACTGATACACTAACAAACAAAACAATTGCTGCTAGTTCAAATACCATCACAGGATTAACTAATACCAATCTTAGTGGATCTGCTGGTATCACTAATGCCAATTTAGCAAATAGTTCAGTTACTATTGGTAGCACAACAGTTGCTCTTGGTGCATCTTCTACTTCACTTGCTGGTTTAACTTCTGCCACATTTGCGGGTTCTACTTCTGGAACTACTCAAATCTTATCTGGTGCTACTGCTGGTTCTAGCGTATTAACATTACCAGTTGCCACAGATACTCTAGTTGGTAAAGCAACTACTGATACCTTTACTAATAAAACATTCAACACAGCTGCTACTGGTAATGTGTTCCAAATTAACGGAACAGGCATTACTGCAGTAACTGGTACTGGTTCAGTTGTTCTATCATCTAGTCCAACT